TGGAGGATGCTCTATGAAATGGCGCCCTAATCTGCCACGCTCTGACATTACTTCAACGCTGGCCGAATGATTTCAACCATGTGGAAGTGAGGAACCTATGATCTTTTTTATTTTTGGCATTCTGGCTCTGTTGGCAGCATTCTGCCTGTTCCGGTCTGAATATAAGGCCGCTGCCGTGATCCCCGGCGCTCTGGCAGCCGTCCTGATCGTTATTTCTTGTGTCTCGTTCGTGCCGACCGGCTACACCGGCATTGTGACCACCTTTGGCAAGGTCGAAAACGGCACCAAGGACGCAGGCGTTGTGGTAAAGGCACCGTGGCAGTCCATTGTCAAGATGGATAACCGGGTGCAGGAGGTCAGCATCGACCTCTCGGCGTTCAGTTCCGACATTCAGGAAGTGGCCACCAGCGTGACGGTGGGCTACCGGATCAATCAGGCCAATGCCATGACCATCTACAAAGAGGTGGGCCGCAAGTACGAGGATGTTCTGATCCTGCCCCGTGTCCCGGAGGTGGTCAAGGCAGTTGTAGCACACTATGATGCCAGCAGTCTGATTTCCAACCGGGATGCCGTGGCAGAACAGATGGACGCGCAGCTGCGCAGTGTTTTGGCACAGTACAACATCGACCTCTCTTACATCAGCATCACGAATTTCGATTTCACGGATACCTTTACGGATGCCGTTGAAGCAAAGGTGAAGGCCCAGCAGGAAAAAGAAAAGGCCGAGACCGATGCCGAAAAGCGCCGCGTGGAAGCGCAGGCAACGGCGGACGCGGATCTGATCGCCGCAAAGGCTGAGGCCGAAAAATCCAAGGTGGCTGCGGATGCTGAGTTGTATGCCGCTCAGAAAAAGGCCGAGGCCAACGATGCTCTGACCGACAGTCTGGACAGCAATCTGCTGGAATACTACCGCATCACCGGCGTAGATGCACTGTGGGACGGCAAGCTTCCCACCTATGTGGGCGGGGAAAGCAGCGTCCCCGTCCTGAACGGTCTGAGCTGACCGTGCCCTCCAATGGTGGCAGGAGGTAAAACAAGAGCCACTGCCAGCGCATAGCGCAAAGAAAGGAGCTGATCTCATGGGAAGGATGGTCACTGTTGAGGAGTGGGCTGAGATCCACGGAAAAACGCCCGCCACCGTCAGGCGTAAGATCCACACCAACGCATGGCCCAACGCAAAGCAGGCCACGCTGGACGGGAAACTGGTGTGGATGCTTGACGAGGATTGGCTGTGGCCCCGCGCCATGACCCCGACAAAGCAGGCAAAGCTGCTGTGCGAGATCCGCCGCCTGATGCCTCCCGTGGTCTACACTACCGCAGAGGATGGCACAGTGATCTGCATGGTGCCCTGCACCCACCACACACACATTGCCACCAACGTGACGGCTGACGAAATGAATGATCTGTGGAGAGCTGCCCCCCCTCAGAGGGCCGCCGCACAGGCTGCCCTGCAATATGGCTGGCTGCACCCTCTCGCAGATCCGAGATCCTACAACGAGAAAGGAGAGCGTTTACATAATGCCTACAACCACAAAAAGTAACGCCGCCCGCCGCAAGGCCCCGCAGAACGCGCAGGAGCGCCCGGCGGCGCAGGTGGTACAGTTTCCCCTGCCGTACACAAAACCCCGGCAGACGGCCCCGCAGGAGGTGCAGGTGGTAGTTTGCGAGTGCGGCCCTGATGCCGTGCGCGTCCGGTGCCTGCCTGACCCTGCCGCCATCGTCCGCATGATGGATGAAACGTTTGGCCCTCTGGGCTGGACACGCCGCTATTACTTCGCGGATGGCCGCCTCTGGTGCGGCGTGGGCGTGTATAACCCGCTTATCAACAACTATGCCGTCAAGGATGCAGCGGCCCCGGCGGGCAAGCTGCAGATCAGCAACCCGGACAAGTGGAAGGAAAACGGCAGCTTTTTGGCTGCTGCATCCCTCTGGGGTGCCGGATCTGACGTGATGGCCCTGCCATCCATGACCATGGGCGGCGTTGTCATTGAGCCGGTATACCAGCGGACAGCCAAGGGGCAGAGCGATCAGCCCACCGGCTACCGCCTGCACGGCGCTCTGACCGTGGACAAGCTGCTGCGGGCCGATGATGGCCGCATTATTGGCGTGCAGTTCCTGCAGGGAGATTGCAAAGTGGTATGGCAAACCGAGTGATTGGCAGGCTGCCGGTGGTGTACAATCCACAATCTCACTGCATCGAGGTGGAAAACACCGCGGAATTTGTGGAAACCCAGATTTTCCAGCGCCTTGATGATCTGGCCCACGGGCAGCCGCTGCGCCTGACCCTGACGGTGGAGCCTGAGCACAAGGGCCGCACAACGGCCCAGAATGCCCTCATGTGGGCGCTGCTCACCATCATGGCCGACCACTACAACGCCGGGCGCACCGGCGGCGTGACCCCGGAGGACTGTTATCTGGAGATGCTGGAAAAGTACGGGGCCAAGGTGGACTATCTGGAGTGCCCGGCGGGCGCTCTGGATATCCTGCGCGGCTGCTATCGGCTTGTCCATGTGGTGGAGATACTGGACGGCAACCGCTGCACGGTTAAATGCACACAGGGCAGCTCCACCTTTACCACCCAAGAAATGAAGAACATGATAGACGGGATCTTTGACCGCCTTGCCGAGATGGGCGTGAGTGATCCCTTAGTGACTGCCTACTGGCAGGAGTGGAGTGAACCATGAAACGCAAACGCTTTGAAAAGCTGATGATCTCGCAGCACAAATCACAGGCTCGCGATATCCGGCAGGCTGTCCGTACCATCATCGAACTGCGCCAATACTCTGAGGGGCACAAGGGCATCCTGATGGTCTACAACGAAAAAGCCGAGTGCTTCACGGAGGCCACGCTGTACCCTTACGGCGAAATGTATGCCCGGATCCAGAGAGGCCAGGGCGCTATTGGAAAGGAGTCTTGACAGATGACCAAGAAAATGACCCGCAAGCGTTTTTGCAAGCTGCTGATGGCTCACGGAGTCAACTGGAACACCGCACGGGGCTTGGCGCAGTGCATCAACGTCGCCCGGCGGTATGACTTCATTGATGGGTTCACCGTTAAACTTTTCAACGGCCAGAAGTATCAGGTCGATAATGTGCACTCATACCGCGAGGCTTATGAGAGCACGCAAAAGGATGGGGTGCCGCTTGTCTAAAAGCATCATTCAGGCAGAAAAGGAGTGCTACATCTGCCGCCGCTGGTACGCGGTAAAGACCACGCGCGGGCTGGAGGAGCACCATGTCCTCAATGGGCCGCTGCGCAGCTTTTCGGAGAGGCACGGCCTCAAGGTCTGGCTGTGCCACCAGCACCACAATGAGCCGGGCATGAGCCCGCACTATAACGCCACCTGCGCCCAGACCCTGAAAGCTGTTGCACAGGCGAAATATGAGGAGAAGAACGGCCCCGGCGCACACGCTGCATGGATGACCGCCGTTGGAAAGGACTATATCAATGCTTAATGTTATCGCAATTATGGGCCGCCTTGTGGCGGATCCTGAACTCCGCACCACCCCGGCGGGGGTGAATGTCTGCCGCTTCCGCATTGCCTGTGACCGCAATTTCGCAAAGCCCGGCGAGCAGCGTCAGGCCGATTTTGTGGATATCGTGGCATGGCGGCAGCAGGCGGATTTTGTGTGCCGCTACTTCCAGAAGGGCAGTCTGGTCGCCATCAATGGCCGTCTCCAGACCAACAACTATCAGGACAAGAACGGCAACAACCGTACATCCGTTGCCGTGGTGGCGGACAACATCAACTTTGCGGGCTCCAAGGGCACCAGCAAGCCGGTGGACGAGGGCGGCGAGGCTGCCCCGCGCTCTGGTGCCTGGCCGAAAGCAGACCCGCCTGCAAACTACGGCGGCGTGGACGATTTTGCAGTGATTGATGACAGTGACGATCTCCCGTTTTGATTCAGGAGGACAAGCAGGATGAGAAAAGACGGATATGTTGTGGTGCAGCCGTGGATGGTCACAGACTACAACCTCAACGGCAACAAACTCTTGATTTATGCCCTGATCTGGGGTTTTTCACAGGACGAACAGTCTTGCTTTTATGGCTCTGTCAGCTACGTTGTGGAGTATTTCAAGCTGAGCAAGCGGGCCGTGCTGAACCTGCTGGCTGAACTGGAAAAGGACGGCCTAATCCGCAAGTGGACTGAGCCGGTAAACGGCAGGCCCACAAACCGGTATGCAGCGCTTCGCCCGGCGGCGTGTGCTTCTGCGTCTGATGGGTGCAAAAAGTGCACCGGTGAAGAAAATGCACCGGTGAATAATGTGCACTCTGATGGGTGCAAAAAGTGCACCTCTACCGGTGCAGAATGTGCACCCAAGAAAGAAAATAATAATAAAAGCGAGAATAAAGGGCCGTCCGCAACTCGTTTTTCACCGCCTACGGTGGAACAGGTCAGAGCGTACTTCCGGGAGCGTGGTGTCCCGCCTGCTGATGCTCAGACCGAGGCTGACAAGTTCGTTGATCGGTACGAGGCTAACGGGTGGATCGTGGGTAAAACCAAAATGAAGGACTGGAAAGCGGCAGCGCGTAACTGGCTGAGGAACCGGAAAGAGTGGGGCCAGCCCGCTGCACAGCCTACAACCCCGTATGGCGGGCGTACATGGGAGGATCTGTGATGGATGTGCAAAGCGTGTTAATTGGCGCGCTGCTGATGGACGATCAGCTGGCACCGTATTCCCTGCCGGAGTTGAGCATTGAGCATTTCCGGCCTGAACTGCAGCCCACCTTTGCAGCGGTGCAGGGCTTCTGGATCACAAAGGGCATTCTGGATATCATGCAGATTGTGGCAAAATACCCGGATCAAAAGCAAAACCTGATGTCCTGCGTGTCCTCCTGTGAGAGCGAGTGCATCCGCATAACCCGTGACCGCGTGGAAGAATGGACGCGAATCATCATGGAGGATGCCGCAAAGGTGCGTTTCCAAAGCCTTGCCTTTAAAGCCGTTGACGCTGCAACCGCCTTTGATGACCTGCCGGATCTGTACCAGCAGATGGGGCAAGCACTGGATATCCACACCGAGAAGGGAGATTTTCAGAGTGTGGGCGAGCTGCTGGATGACTATATCCGGCATTTGGACGAGAAACCCAAGTACATCCGCACCGGCCTGTCCAAGCTGGACGAAAACCTGCATCTCGTGCCCGGCAATTATTTCGTGATCGGCGGCAGACCAAGTGCAGGCAAAACCGCTCTGAGCCTCCAGCTTGCTGCCGGCATGGCCAAGCAGGGCAAGCGTGTGTGTTATTTCTCGCTGGAAACAGACCCGGCCACATTGCAGGCCCGTCTGATTGCCAACCAGCTGTATGCTCCTCTCTCGGCGGTCAAAAATAAAACGCTGTCCATGAACGAACTTGACCGGCTGGCCGATATGAAGCGCTGGCCGCTGTTCATCCGTTCCGCAGCTGGCAAGGGTGTGGCGTGGATCAAGGCACAGGCCCTCCGAATGAAAGCAGATATCATTTTCGTGGACTATTTGCAGCTGATCCATGAGCGTGGCAGCAGTGACCGGTACAATGCAATCACAGAGATCTCCATTGCGCTGCATGAACTGGCCCAGACAACCGGCATCCTCGTTGTGGCACTGGCCCAGCTGAACCGCAACGCTGCACGGGCAGAGCCGTCCAACGCGGATCTGCGTGAATCCGGCCAGATCGAACAGGACGCGGATGCCATTTTGCTGCTGTCAGCTGACGGTGACACCTATTTCAGCCGCCTGACCAAAAACAAAGAGGGCCGCGTGGGAAATGCCGGGCTGGAGTTTGACAAGATGACGCAGCACTTTACTTGTGTAAGCGCAAATTAACAAAAGGCCGCCCGGCGGGGCGGTATAGGAGGCAAGCAAAAAATGGATTGTAGTTCTTGCAAGGCACGCCATAACTGTATGGCGGTGGTGGAGCCCGGCTCTATTGCGTGTATGGCTCACCTGCTGCAAGCGGGTGGAACAAAGGCAGATGGAAACCCGTACCAGACACGCGGGGTGCCTAAATTCTGCCCGATTTGTGGCAAGCCGCTGAAAGTCATTGGAGCCGAGCGTTTTTGCAACAACGTCCAGTGCGAAAACAGGTATATTCCGATGGAGGGACACGACAGATCATGGATGAAGTGAAATTGATTGACAGCAGCGAACTCAAAGAGACCCCGAACATGGAGACCGCGCTGGGCTATATTCACACATTGCAGGACGTGGAGAGGGTCATTGATGCACGCCCGGCGGCTGAACTTAAAAGCTGGCCGGACTGGCAACACGGGAAACCGCCTGAACACGAATCAATCTTTTACAAATTTAAGGGCACCGATAAATGGCGACCCGGAATGTTTGAAATGACCTCCGGCGAGGTGCTTGTCACCATTGAGGTGCCCGGCGGCAGGCGCTATGTAGTCACTGACTGCACCATTGACGGGAAGTGGCGCGGCGATCTGCACACCAGCGGGCGCAAAGTCCTTGCGTGGGCAAAGTTGCCGGAACCATACGGAGGAAACTGAAATGCGTGTACTTATAGCCTGCGAGGAATCACAGGAGGTTTGCAAGGCGTTTCGCGCTTTGGAGCATGAAGCGTATTCGTGCGACATTCAAGAACCGTCCGGCGGGCATCCTGAGTGGCACATCTTCGGGGACGCTCTAATGGCTCTGAGGGGGGGGCAAGTCGTGACGATGGACGGCGTAACGCATGACATTGGCAAGTGGGACTTGCTCATTGCGCACCCGCCTTGCACCTATCTCAGCAATGCGGGAGCAAGGCATCTCTGGAAAGATCATCAACTCCAAGAAGAGCGCGTGATAAAAGGCATCCAAGGCCGCGATCTGTTTATGAGGTTCTGGTGGGCAGATATCCCAAAGATCTGCGTAGAGAATCCGGTGCCAAGCAAAGTGTTTTGCCTGCCGCCATATACCCAGACCGTGCAACCGTATGAGTACGGGCATCCGTACACAAAGAAAACCTGTCTGTGGCTGAAAGGGCTTGACCCGTTGAAACCAACACAGATCGTCAAACCTGTGGCCACATGGTGCCCGTCTGGATCGTATTCTACAAAGCACGGGGATCAGCACCGCGGAATGTTTACAAAAGACCGCGCAAAAAACAGGGCCAAAACGTTCCCCGGCATTGCCCACGCTATGGCAGAACAGTGGGGAACTGAATAGAGGATAAAGGAGGATGCAGCCCGATGACCTATGAAGAAAAAAAGGAATGGTTACGGCGGTACCGCAAGGCCGCAAAGCTGGAAAAGATCAAGCTGGAAGAGGTAGAGCGGTACCGTACAGACGCGGAGCATATCACGCAGGTGCTCTCCCCTGTTCCCGGCGGCGCTGGTGACGGTCAGGCGCTGCCCCGCTCTGTGGAACGCATTACGGACGCTATGCAGGCAGCCAACGCGCAGGTGATGGAGTGCCAGAGGATCTGCAAGGAGATCCTGAGCGTCATGAACCAGACCGTGGACATACAAGATTACGAGATCCTGCACCTGCGATACATCGGCGGCAAGAAGTGGGAGCAGATCGCCGTCAAGATGGGCATGGAAGTAAGCAGCGTATACAGACGGCACAAGAGAGCCGTCAAGGCGCTGGACGTCCCAGAACGCCAGTAAATACCATGTTTTGGGGGCACTTTGCAATACAATACCATGTTTTGAGGGCAGCTTGCACTGTTTTTCAATGTTTTGCCTGTGATATTATTAGACTGCGAAAGCCGCAAGGAGCTGGACAACATCCAACACCCTGCGGCTTTTGTATTGCCCGGCTGCGACAGGGGAACACATTTACCGACCAACAGCCTGAATGTACCAGCCGGGCATTTTGCTTTGCTATCCAGCGGCACCGTCCGGGCCTGTACCCGGCGGGGCCTTTGAATAGACGCGGGTTCTGGACATCATCCCACAATGTGCATGGCAGCATAGCCAAGCGGTTTCCCTTCCATTCTGACCAGCAAGCTGCCGTTGCGGGCAGCTGTGCACATTTCATGCCGTTGTAGCTCAAGCAGAGCACCGTCCGGTCAGGGCGGGTCACGATGCCGGTTCAAGTCCGGCCAACGGCTCCATATTTACCACCCCCGGGCCTCGTTTGTACCCCGGGGTCATTTTGTACCCTGTCCCCTCCGCAAAGCACCCCCGCCCCTGCAAAGGCCCCCGGAGAGTGCCTGGCGGGGTGCAAGCCTGCCTGCCATGTGCAGGCTTTTTGTCTGTCAGGAGGTGAACCGCATGGGCAACATGGGCAACCCGCGCTATGCCAACGGCCAGCTGCGCCGCCGCCACCGGGCCCGGCTCCGGGCGATGGGCGGCGAATGCGGCATCTGTCACGGGCGTTTCGGGCCGATTCATTATGACGAACCTTCCGACGCACAGCATCCGCTATCCTTCGTGGTGGACGAGATCAAGCCCGTTTCCCGCTGGCGAGAGTTCGGCTACCCGTCCGCCAGAGCCGCTGCGGAAGATTGGAATAACCTCCAACCCGCACACTGGTTCTGCAACGCGCAAAAGGGCAACAAAACCGGTCAAAACGGCCCAAAATCGGGCAAATTCCTGCGCGTTCCGAAGGTTTCAGACGGCGACTGGTGAGGGGTGGGGGAGGGCCCCCGCCCCCACCCACGGCGACCCCTGTGCCGTCCAGCGCCGATTTACACACAGGAAAATTTTGAAGGGGGCTTCTGAGCCATGGCGACCATGAAAAGCATCACGGCACGGGGCACCCGGCTGGAGCAGCTCAAACAGCTGGCCAAGGTGCTGGCGGCGGGCATCGACACCTGCAAGGACTGCCGCGCCCTGCCTCAGCTGACCAAGCAGTACCGGGAGACCATCCGGGAAATTGAAGAGATCGAAGGAGCAAACGACGATGGCGACGAGATCGGCGAGATCCTCGCAGAGCGTGAAAATGATGGGAAGCCAGGAGCCGTCCGAACGCATCGCGCCGGAGTACCAGGCCACTGACGGGCCGGATGCCGTGCGCATCCTGCGGGCGGGCGGCACCGTGCTGGACCCATGGCAGAGCGACATCCTGGACGACTGGATGGGCCGCACCGTGTCCGGCAAATGGACTGCCCCCACGGCGGGCGGCAGCGTGCCCCGCCAGAACGGCAAGAGCCTGCTGGTGCAGGGGCGGGCGGCTTCCGGCATGCTCATGTTCAACGAAACGGTCATCTACACGGCCCACCTGCAAAAGACCGCCACCGAGACCTTTGAGGAAATGCGGGCCTTCTTCGAGGGGCCGAAAATGCGCCGGTATGTTTCCGAGATCCGCACCGCGCTGGGCCGCGAGCAGATCATCCTGAAGAGTGGCGCAAAGATCAAGTTTCTGGCCCGTACCCGCAACGGCGGACGCGGCCAGCACGGCGACCTGCTCATCTTCGACGAGGCACAGGAGTTGGACGAGACCGCACAGGGCAGCTTCATCCCGGCCATTTCGGCCAGCCTGAACCCCCAGACCATCTATGTGGGCACCCCGCCCGGCCCGGATGCCGTGGGCACCGTGTTCCGCGCCCTGCGCAAGCGGGCACTGGAGGGCGAAGCCAAAAAGGCCGCGTGGTTCGAGTTCAGCGTGCCGGAGATCGGCGACGTGAAGGATCCCGCCCGCTGGGCAGCGGCCAACCCGGCCCTTGGGCGACGCATCCAGTACGGCACCATTGAGGGCGAGAGCGAGCAGCTGGACGCCGACACCTTCGCACGGGAACGCCTGGGCTGGTGGAGCCCGGTGGCAGCCGAACATCTGGACTATGCCCTCGACCGTAAGGCGTGGGCATCCTGCGCCAGCGAGGACGAAAAGCCCGAGGGCAAAACCGCCTACGGCGTCAAGTTTGCCGCCGACGGCAGCGCCGTGTGCCTGTGCGGCGCGGTCATCCCGAAAGAGGGCCCCGCCCGCGTCTCTCTTATCGACCTGCGGCCCACCGGGCAGGGCCTTGCATGGCTGGCCGACTGGCTGTGCGACCGGTACGGCAAGGCCAGCTGTGTGGTCATCGACGGGCGCAACGGCGTGGACGTGCTGGTGGAGCGCATCCGGGAAGTCTGGAAGGCAAAGAACGCGGTCGTCCGGCCCGGAGCACGGGACGTGATTGCCGCCGTGAGCCTGTTCACCAACGCGGTGAGCGAGGGCGGCCTAACCTGGTACGCACCCCAGACCGCCCTGAATGAGAGCGCTGTCACCGCAACCAAGCGCCCCCTTGCGGGCGGCTTTGGCTTTGGCGGCGAGAACAGCCTGCCGGTGGAAGCCTGCGCGCTGGCCCTGTGGGGCGCAAAGACCTGCCGCCGCGACCCTACCCGCAAGATGCGCATCGGCTGAAAGGAGCACCATGTTCGTCACCCTGAATTTTGGCCCGGTGGAGGGCCTGAGCGCGGAAGAACTGCAGCAGCTGCAGGATCTGGCCGACGCCTACAACTACCACCAGAGCCGCAACCGCCTGAAAGATAAATATTACGAGGGCCACGTCACCCTGCAGGACGTGAACCTTGGCATTGCCCTGCCGCAGGGCCTGCGCAACCTGGAAGTGGGCTGCAGCTGGGGCCAGAAGGCCGTGGATGTTCTGGCGGCCCGCTCCATGTTCGACGGCTTTGTAGGCACCGGCGGCAGTCTGGACAGCCTTGCAAAGCTGGTGGCCGACAACCGCCTTGTGGCACAGTACGCCAAGGCCTGCCGGGACGAGCTGAAATACGGCTGCACCTTTGCCACCCTGTCCGGGGACAACGCCATCGGCTGCAGCATCCGGTTCCACGGCAGCCGCCCTCTGGAGCGGCGAGAAGGGCCGCATCGACTGCGGCCTTGCCATCGTGGACACCGTGAAGGATGAGCACTTCGAGGGCACATGGCGGCCCTCTGTGGTCAACTTCTACACGGATGACGCGGTCATTGTGCTGCAGTCAAACGGCAGCTTCTGGACGGCGCAGCGCTGCGCCCACAAGATGGGCCGCCCGCTGATGGAGCCGCTGATCTGGAACGCCACCAACTCCAAGCCCTTCGGCCGCTCCCGGCTCAAAAAGCCCATCCGCGCTCTGATCGACGATTACATCCGCACGGCAGCCAACGCCACCATCGCACTGGAATTTGCCACCACGCCCCAGAAGTACATCCTCGGCGTGACCGATGAGCAGTATGACGCCATCATTTCCAACAAGTTCAAGACCTACATGGGGGCCATTATCGCCGCCACGGCCAACCCGGAGACCGGTGAAAACCCGACCCTGGGCCAGCTGGCACAGGGCAGCCTGACGCCCCATGTGGAGAAGATGCGGATGACCGCCACCCAGTTTGCGGCGGCCACCGGCCTGACCGTCACCGACGTGGGCGTGGTGAACGACGCCAACCCCACCAGCAGCGACGCCATCCTTGCCCAGAGCCAGACGCTGGTGCTTCTGGCCCAGCAGCTGAACACCGGCAACGGCGACGCCCTGCGCACCATTGCCTGCATGGCACAGGCCGTGGCGCGGGACTGCCGCCTGGCCGACCTGACTGAGGAAGAGACCGGCATCATGGCCCACTTCAAGAACCCCGCCATGCCCAGTGTGGCCGTGACGGCGGACGCCGCCATCAAGATCGCATCCGCCCGGCAGGAGTTTGCCAGCACGGACACGTTTTTGGAAATGATCGGCTTTGACCAGGCGGACATCCGGCGCATCAAGGCGCAGGAACAGCGGGCGCGGGGCGCACAGGTGTTGATGGAGATGGAAGATGAAACTGACACAAGCGGCATGGGATGATTACATTTCCCGGCTTTCCCAGCTGAACCAGAAGGCCGGGCAGCTCATGCGGGAGTACATGGACGGGCACCCGGAAGCCGACACCGACGCCCTCATCCGCTACGCCTACGCCCTTGTGACCAAGTACGGCGAGGGCAGCGCAGAGCTTGCCTGTCAGATGTACGACGCCCTGGCCGAGGCGCAGGGGGTCACCCTGCCCGCCGCAGAACCGGCTCCCACCGCAACCTACGGCGAAGTGACCGGCATGGTCAAGGCCACGCAGGACAGCCCGCCCAGCCTGCAGCAGGGCGTTTCCCGCATGGTAAAGCAGGCCGGAGCGGACACCACCGCACACAACGCCATCCGGGACGGCGCGGAGTGGGCGTGGGTGCCCCACGGCGACGCCTGCCCGTTCTGCCGGATGCTGGCTTCCAATGGCTGGCAGAAAGCCAGCAAGAACCTGCTGAAGAAAGGCCACGCCCAGCACATCCACGCCAACTGCGATTGTGAGTTTGCGGTGCGGTTCAGCCGGGAGTTTGACGTTTCCGGCTACGACCCGGAAGAATACCTTCGGCAGTACCGTGACGCGGGCAGTGATATCAACAACTGGCGGCGCATTGATTATGTAGCCAACCGGGAGCGCATCAACGCGCAGAAAAGGGCGGCGTATGCGGCACAGGCGTACAGAAAAGACAGAGGCGCGGTCAGCGAGATATCTCTGATTCGGCGTTCGGAAGAAGTCAAACTCTCTGTAAGACAGGTTGAATCTTACAAAACGCCGGTTTATGTTTCAGAACAGGCAACAATCAAACCGAAAGCTCTCCATAAAATCAATCAAAATACCGAAAAAGCGCTTGCCGACTGGGGTGTCAGCCTTGACCGGAAGCCCAAAATCATCGTTGTCGGTGACAACGAGCTGCGCGGCGCAGTCGGTATTTACGACCCATGCGAGAATGTTGTTTATTATGCGGAAAGCGTTGGCAAAAAGACTGTTCAAGACGCTTCTGGTGGTTCCGGCGCAATCGAAGCTCACGAAATGTGGCATATGAAACAGGCCGAGGACTTCCGGCAGTCTGGATGGGTTATCACCCGTGAAAACCGCGCAGAATATCTTGACGCCCTGTGCCAAAAGTGCAAAGGACGCATTGACAAACTGGGCATCACGCGCGATAATGTAAGAGAGTTGAGCCAATACGCAGCTGATATGTATTTAGGCGAACGTTTTGATGAAGTCGAAGCAGAATTCATGTCATTAAGGAGGCGAAAATAATGGTCATTCTGAAATACCCGTCTGATATCCAAAAACTGATTGATATTTTCGACCCCTATCGTGAAGCCATTTCGTCCAAACAATTTGACCAGATTCCACCTGAAGCGGTGGACGCATTTAACAAGTTCAAACAGTGGTCTTGGGAACAAGATCAGTAATCCAACCACGATGCACACGCACCGTGGTTTTTTGTTGCCCATTTTTTAAAGCACTGTGCAAAAAATGCACGGTGCTTTTTTCATGCCGTCTTAGCTCATTCTGGAAGAGCGCCGGTCTCCAAAACCGGAAGCGGGAGGTTCGATACCTCCAGACGGTGCCACGCTGCAAGATCTGCAGCAAATACACGCCACGGCTGCGGAAAAGCCGGGAAAGGAATTTACCACTATGGCAGAAACTGTACACCAGGAACCCACCACCCCCGCTGCCGAGGGGCAGCAGCCGGAGCGCACCTTCACCCAGGCCGAGATGAACGCCATCATCTCCGACCGGCTGAGCCGGGAACGCTCCAAATACGCCGACTACGGCGATCTGAAAGCCAAGGCACAGCAGTTCGATGCCGCACAGGAAGCGGGCAAGACCGAGCTGCAGAAGGCAAACGAGAAGGCCGCAAAGCTGCAGGAGCAGCTGGACACCCTGACCAGGGCCAACACCCTGCGGGAGCTCCGCAGCAAGGTGGCAGCGGCCACCGGTGTGCCTGCCGAACTGCTTTCCGGCGACACCGAGGAGAGTTGCACCGCACAAGCGCAGGCCATCCTCAAGTTTGCACAGCCGGGCTATCCCAGCGTCCGGGACGGCGGCGAAGTCCGCAACAAACCCACCGGCTCCACCCGCCAGCAGTTTGCTGACTGGTTCGCGCAGGTGACCAAGTAACAGCAAAGGAGTTTTTTCTATGGCAACCGATATCAACCGCACTACCACCATCACCCTGCCCGGTGAGGTGTCCAGCGAGATCCTGCAGAAAACGCAGGAGAGCTCCGCCGTCATGGCGCTGGCCCGCTCCATCAAGCTGCCGGGCCTGGGCGTGACCATTCCGGTCATCACCGGTGACCCGGAGGCCGCATGGGTCGGCGAGACCGACAAGAAGCCCGTCAAGCGCAGCACGCTGGCCACCAAGGTCATGCAGCCCTACACGCTGGCTGTCATCGTGCCCTTCTCCAACCAGTTCCGCCGCGACGTGCCCGCCCTGTATGACGAGCTGGTCAAGCGTCTGCCGCTGGCACTGGCCCAGAAGTTCGACGCCACGGTGTTTGGCGGCGTCACCGTGCCGGGCTCCAACTTCGACACCCTGAAGGGCTGCACCGCGCAGGAGATCGGCACCAATGCCTATCAGGGCCTTGTGGCTGCCGACGCCGACATCTCCGACCACAACGGCATCCTGAACGGCTGGGTGCTGTCCCCCAAGGGCAAGGCCGCCCTGCTGAACGCCGTGGACACCACCGGCCGTCCGCTGTTCCTGAACAACGTGGCCGAGGGTGCCGTGCCCATGATCCTGGGCGCAAAGACCCTGCAGAGCAAGGGTGCCTACATCGCGGATTCCACTGCCGCCAAGAAGCACGTTGTCGGCTTTGCCGGTGACTGGTCGCAGGCCATGTACGGCACCGTGGAGGGCGTGCAGATCGCAATTTCCGACCAGGCCACCCTGACCGACGGTTCCAACACCATCAACCTGTTCCAGCAGAACATGTTCGCCGTGCGTGCCGAGATCGAGGTGGGCTTCCGCTGCGACACCACCGTGTTCAACAAGCTGACCAAGACCGAAGCCTGATGAGGTGCCCGCATGACCTACGCCGAAGTGTTTGATGTGGAAGCCGGGTTCCGTGCCCTGTCAAAGGACGAACAGACCCGGTGCGCCGCACTGCTGAGCGAGGCGGCCATCATCATTGACGCCTACAACCCGGACGCCGGAGCGGACGCCAAACAGCTCGTTTCCTGCCGGATGGTGCGCCGCCAGCTGGGCGAGGACGACAGCACGGGCGGCGTCAGCTTCCCCATGGGTTCCACCCAGGGCACTGCCACGGCGCTGGGCTACAGCCAGAGCTGGACCATGAGCGGCGGCTCTTCCGGCGAGTTGTATCTTTCCAAGCTGGAAAAGAAGCTGCTGGGCGTGGGCAGCCGCGTGGGGGCCCGCAGCCCGCTGGAGGACTTATGTTGAAAGGCATCGACATCACCCTGTACGAAAAGACCCAGTCCGGCACAGACGAGGCCGACGCCCCGGTCTACACCGAAACGCCGGTCACCGTGCATAACGTGCTGGTGGGCGAACCCTCCGCCGAGGAGATCACCACCGAACTGCAGCTCACCGGCCGGCGGCTGGCCTACACGCTGGCCATCCCCAAGGGCGACGCCCACGACTGGAACGACGTGCAGGTGGCGTTTTTCGGCCAGCACTTCCGCACCTGCGGGGGCGTCGTGCAGGGCATCGAACGCATGATCCCGCTGTGCTGGAACAAGAAAGTGCAGGTGGTAAGGGATGAGTAAAGTGCGCTTTGAACTGGACCGTGCTGGGGTGCGTGCCCTCATGCGCTCCCCGGAGATGCAGGCCGTGCTGAAAGCGCGGGCCGACACCGTGAAAGACCGCTGTGGCGACGGGTACGAGGCCTATGTGGCCCAGACCCGCGCCGTGGCCGTGGTGGAGACCGCCACCCGGCAGGCCGTTGACGACAATTCCACCAACAACACCCTGCTCAAAGCCACATCAGCCAGCCGGAAGGGCGCGACCGTGCACGAGCACAAACGCCACTTGAAGGACGGCAGGGTCATCACCGTAAGGAGCTACCAGAGGAAGAAATGATCGAAGAAACCATCCGCAGCTTTCTGGCCGAGCGGCTGGACGTGCCGGTCCGGCTGAGCGTGCCAACTCCGGTCCCCGCCCGCTTTGTGGTGGTGGAAAAGACCGGCTCCGGCTATGAGGACGGCATCTATAGCGCCACCATCGCGGTGCAGTCCTACGGGCCCGCCGCCACCAGCCACGACGGCACCCTGGATGCGGCCAAGCTCAACGAGCTTGTCAAGGCCGCCATGCAGGACGCCGACAACCTGCCGCAGCTTGTGCGCTGCGACCTTTATTCCGACTACAATTTCCCCGACACCACTCGAAAACGACCCCGCTATCAGGCCGTTTTCGGCGTGGTGCATTACTGATTGAAAGGAGCCTTTTTTATGGCAGATGCAAAGAACGTGACCGCTGCAAAGCCCAAGGTGGGCGGTGCCGTCTGGCGTGCCCCGCTGGGCACCACTTTGCCCACCGACGCCAAGACCGCGCTGGACAAGGCATTCAAGAGCCTGGGCTATATCTCCAGCGACGGCCTGACCAACTCCAACTCGCCCTCCAGCGAGAACACCACCGCCTGGGGCGGTGACACCGTGCTGACCCAGCAGACCGAGAAGCCGGACACCTTCGCTTTCACCCTGCTGGAATCCCTGAACCCTGACGTGCTGAAGGCCGTGTACGGTGACGACAACGTCACCGGCGACCTGACCACCGGCATCACGGTCAAGGCCAACTCCAAAGAACAGAAGGACTGCTGCTGGGTGGTGGAGATGATCATGAAGGACGATGTGAACAAGCGCATCGTCATCTCGGACGCCGCCGTCACCTCGGTGGGCGACATCACCTATTCCAACGGTGCCGTGGGCTACAACACCACCCTGACCGCCGTGCCGGACACGACCGGCAACACCCACTACGAGTACATCACCGCCAAGGGCGTGTAAGGAGGGTCTAACATGATCACTGCAAAAACCAACGACGGCTTTGAGATCGAACTGAGCGAGGACGCACTGGACGACGCCGAGTTGCTGGACGCCCTGGGCGGCATGCAGGACGGCAACGTCTTTGACATGAGCCGCCTGACCCTGCGCCTGCTGGGCAAGGAGGGCCGGAAGAAGCTGTATGACCACCTGCGCACCCCGGACGGCCGCGTGCCGGTAGCCAAGGTGGCGGACGCTCTGGGCGAGCTGATGAACAGCTTCACGGCCGGAAAAAACTCTGCATCCTCGCCGAACTGATCGCATCGGACGAGGACGCCCTGATCTGCGATTTTGCCCAGTATTACCATGTACTGGACTGGCACGCCCTGCCGCTGCGTCTGGCCGCCACCCTGGCCGCAGGCCTGCCGGAAACAAGCCGCAGCCTGCGCAAGGCGGCAGGCCGCACGGTGGGCTTTGAGACGGAACTGCTGGCCTATGCCGCCGACCGCCTGACCCAGGTGCTCTGGTGGCTGCACAGAGACACGTCCAAGCCGCCCTCCGTGCTGGACGACCTGCGCGGCGAGGCGGACACCAGCAACGTGCAGTGCTACGCTAGCGCAGAAGAATTTGACGCCGCCCTTGCGGCGCTGAAAGGAGGTTAACACCATGGCGGACGGGATCGAACTGGGCAAGGCGTATGTCCAGATCGTGCCCTCGGCGCAGGGCATCAAAAGCGCCCTGACTGAGATGTTTGACGAGGAGACCGACGGCCTTGGCGAGCAGACCGGGCAGAGCATCGGTCAGGAACTCATCGGCACCCTGAAGAAAGTGATCGCGGCGGCCGGCATCGGCAAGATCATCTCGGATTCCATCAACATGGGCGGTGCCCTGCAGCAGAGCCTTGGCGGCGTGGAAACGCTGTTCAAGGACAGTGCCGACACGGTCAAGGAGTACGCCGCGCAGGCATACCGGACCGTGGGGCTTTCAGCCAACGACTACATGGAGCAGACCACCAGCTTTGCGGCCAGCCTGCTGTCCAGCGTCAGCCAGGACACCAACGCCGCCGCCCAGCTTGCCAACATGGCCATGGTGGATATGGCCGACAACGCCAACAAGATGGGCACGGATATGCAGGATATCCAGAACGCCTACCAGGGCTTTGCCAAGCAGAATTACACCATGCTGGATAACCTCAAGCTCGGCTACGGCGGCACCCAGGCCGAGATGCAGCGGCTGCTGAACGACGCCACCAAGATCTCCGGCGTGAAGTATGACCTCGGAAATCTGGCCGACATGTACAGCGCCATCCACATCATCCAGCAGGAGATGGACATCACCGGCACTACCGCAAGGGAAGCAGCCACCACCCTGACCGGCAGCTTTGCCGCCATGAAGGCGGCTGCGGAAAACGTGATGGGCAACTGGTCCACCGGCGCAGACCTCACCGAGCCGCTGCAGGCGCTGGCCGACACGGCACAGACCTTTCTTGTGGATAACCTGCTGCCCATGATTGGCAATGTACTGGCAGGCATTCCGGAAATCGTTTACAGCCTTGTGCCGGAGCTCCTGCAGACCGGCACCGAGCTGCTAAGCTCCCTGGCACAGGGCTTCACCGAGGGCATCCCGGAGTTCTTCTCCACTGCTCTGCCGCAGCTGCTGGCCTTTACGGACCAGCTGCGGGACAACGCGGCCAGCTTTGTGGATGCCGGTCTGAACCTTATCACCCAGCTGCTCAACGGTCTGATCGCCGGTCTGCCGGACCTGATCGCCTATGTGCCGGATATCATCATCAACATCTGCGGCATCATCAACGACAACATGCCCAAGATCCTCGGCGAGGGCGTGGCCATCATCGTGCAGCTGGTCGTGGGCATCGTCAAGGCGGTGCCGGATCTGCTGGCCAACTGGAAGAAGATCCTGCAGGCCGTGTTGTCGGTGATCTCGGCCATTAACTGGCTGAACATCGGCAAGAACATCCTCACCGGCGTGGCAAACGGCGTCAAGAGCATGGGCAGCAGTATGCTGAACGCCTTCAAGGGCGGCTTTTCCAGTGCGCTTGCCTGGATCAAGAGCCTGCCCTCGCAGGCGGTGCAGTGGGGCAAGAACCTTATCCAGAGCTTTATCAACGGCCTCACCGGCAAAGGCGGTGCGGTTGGTGCAGGAGCCATCGCAGCCACCGCCGGTGCCACCATTGCTAAAACCGCCAGCGGGAACGACTGGTCCTCCGTCTGGGCGGACGCCAACGCCGACGTGGCCGACAGCGCCCAGTCCATGGCGGAGGTGGTCGTCCCGGCCTATACCAAGTCCGGGGACGCCGCCACCAAGGCGGCCAAAAAGACCAAGGCCGCCGCACAGGCCGCCGAGACCCTGCTGTGGTCCCTGCAGGACGCAGGCCACACCGACACCACCAACGCCCTGGGCAAGGTGACCATCCAGACCACCGAGCTCACCGAGCACCTGCGCAAGGGCAGCGAGGAGTACGACCGCCTGACCAAAACCGTGACCGAATCCGGTAAGGAAATGGTCAACGGTGTGGCCAAGAACTACAAGACCGTCACCAAGTATGTGACCGAAAACGGCAAGACCACCGCCCAGACCCAGAAGGTCTACGAGGAAATTGCCGCCACTGTAGCCAAGACCGTTACGTCTACAACGGATTCCGTGGTTAACGGCATTGCCACCAGCACCAAGACGGTCACCGAGACCCTGACCGACAAAACCACGACCCAGAAGCAGGTCATCACCGAGACCTACAACGACATCGTCAACGGAATGCTGGTGACCAAAGAGCAGGTGGAGACCATTGCCGCAGACGGGGCCAGGACCACCGCCGAGACCATCAAGGAAGCCAGCGCCAACACCTTCTCCGGCCTGCTGAAAGGCTGGCAGGAAGAGGCCGACAAGGGCATCCTGGGCACCTTCGACACGCTGGTGACCGCCATCAAGAAACAGGACTGGAAGAGCGTGGGCGAGTGGGTGCTGTCTACGCTCTACACCGGCCTTGCCCCGGAAGCCAAGCAATGGATCGACAAGCTGGGCACCAGCCTCATCCAGCAAATCAACGGCGTATTGCTCAAGGGCGTGCAGGGCGTCTCGCAGGGGGCGTGGAACCTCGGCGGGCAGATCGCCCAGGGTGTCACCAGCGGATTTGGTAGCATCGTAGATCAGGCCGGCAGTCTGGCCCAGATCCTCACCGGCACCTTTGCCTCCCTCAAGGCTCCGCTGGGCGCTGCAGCCACCAGCATCAGCACGGCACTGTCCGGCGGACTGCTGTCGGCATTCCCGGCCATTTACAGCGCCCTGGGCGCCCTCATCTCCACCATTGGCTCTGCCTTTGTGGGAATGCTGCAGGCCATCGGCGCAGCACTGCTGCCCACCGGCATCGGCACGCCTCAGGGCATTGCCATGATCGCCGCCGGCGCGGCTCTGGTGGCCGCCATTGCCGCCATCACCGTGGGGCTGGGCGTGGCGTTCAAGCGCAAGCACACCAGCTCCGGCAGCACGGCGGGCAGCACTGTGAGGGCCTCCGGCACCCTATGGGACTACGAGCAGCCCCGCAGCCTGCCCCAGCGCACCCAGCGGCCCAACATCGAGGTGAATCAGTACATTTACAGCAAAGCGCAGACGGCTGCCGACCTGATGCGTGAAGCGCAGTATGAGCAGAGAAGGGCGGTGCTGCAGGGTGTTTGATGCTGTTTTTACCACTGGCACCGGCCAGAGCTTCGCTTTTGGCTATGCCGCCGGCGTGCTGTGGAGCTGCGACCCGCTGGGCGACCTGCCCGTGGAGCTGGAGACCAGCCAGGGCTACCAGCAGGTGGGTGCCACCGTGGACAGCCGGAGTATTTCCGGCGTCACCCGCACCATCACCGGGCGCATCCTGCGCAACGCCGACTACTGCAAGCGCCAGCTGCGGGACATTTTTGCTCCCGGCGTCACCGGCCGCCTGACCGTGGCCGGAAAATACTGGTGTGACGCCGAGGTGCAGCGCTGCCCGGCCATTTCGCCGGCAGTGCTGTGGCCAACCTTCAGTTTCCAGCTCTACTGCCCGAACCCCTACTGGCACAGTGTGGCCAAGACCACGGCAGCCACCATCAAGGTAACGCCCGTGTTCCGGCTGCCGGTGTGCTACACCTCGCATCAGTACGGCATCCGGGAACAGGCCAGCTACATCCGCATCCTCAACAGCGGTCTGGACACCCGGAGCTGGAAGCTCTCGCTGACCGCCCGGGGCGAGGTGGTCAACCCCGGCGTCATCAACCCGGAGACCGGCGAATATCTGCGCTTCATCACGACCCTGCAGGACGGTGACGAGCTGCAGGTCTACCGGGAAAACGGCGAGCTCCGGGTGGAGCGGGTCATCGACGGCAAAGGCTACGACGTCCTTTCGTTGCTGGACGGCAGCAGCACCCTCTGGACGGTATACCACGGGGCGCAGGCATGGCAGCGCACGGCGGATTCCGGCGACGGCTGGCTGTTTCTGTCGCTGACCATGCATGCCGCATTTACCACGATCATCACGGAGGGTTCCAATGGCTGAGATCACATCCGCCCTGACGGCATCCGGGTACAAGAGCCTCTGCGTCTATAACGACCGGCTGGAGCTGCTGGGCCGCATCGAGAGCTGGCTGTCTCTGGTCTGGCCGGAGCGCTACAACGTCTACAGCAACGTGCAGGGGGCTCAGCTGGAGCTCCACGACACCACCGCCCTGCAGGCCCTCTGCCGCCCGGACCGTTATCTCTGGCTGGTCGGCAGCGACCGGCTCATGCGCATCGTGTCGGCCCAGAAAGCCGATCACAAGCTGGTCCTCTACACCAAGGACGCCGCCTGCATCCTCGACGAGCGGGTCAGCACGGGCACCCTGAGCAGCTTTGCCGTGGAGGACACGCTGCGTGGTCTGGTGTCCGGGGCCGCCGCATGGCCCTGCCTGGAGCTGGGCGACCCGGCCGGTCTGGCCGACGCCTACGCCGGAGAGGTCAAGCCCGGCAGCCTGCTGAGCATTGCAGAGCAGGTGTGCCAGGAGCTGGACATCGGCTTCCGGGTGCGGTTCGACCAGCAGCAGAACAAGCTGCTGTTTGAGCTGTACCGGCCCAAGCTGGACCCCAACGCCCGCTATGCGCCCCAGTACGGCAACCTGACCGACCTGGCCTATACCGAGAGCATCACGGACTACAAGAACATCTGCACCGTGGTGGGGGCCGACGGCACGGTGACCGTGGGGGCCACCGACAACACCGGGACGGCCCGGCGGGAGATGCTGCTGGATGCCTCCAGCAAGAAAAAGGAGGACGGCCAGTCCCAGAGCGAGTACCTTGCCGCCCTGCGCACGCTGGGCGAGCAGGAGCTGGCGAAGCACACCCGGCTGGAGAATTTTGAGTTCACCCCCACCGGCCCCGTGACGGTGGGCAAGGTGGTGGCGGCCAGCCTGCCCGGCACCGACATCCAGGCAGCGGCCCGCATCACGTCGGTGACCCTGCAGTCTCAGAAGGGTGAAAATACGGTCAGTACCGAGATCGGCACCCCCATCCTCAGGAGGAAAAACACATGAGCATCATTACCTATCCGCTGGACGGCGTGACCTACAGTGCCGAAGATGTAGCCACCTACCTGTGCACCCGCACGTCCGGCGTCTACGCAAAGGACAGCAATTTCGCCGTCAGCATCACCGGCACCCGGCAGATCACCATTGCCCCGGGCCTTGCCTGGATCAACTACGACGACTTCAAAGGCGTGTCCGTTTGCAGCCGGGAGGACACGGTGCTGACCGTGCCCGACGCCGACAACACCCTCAACCGGGTGGATCGTGTGGTGCTGCAGTTTGATACGTCGTCCAACCTCACCGCCATCCGACTCAAGACCGGCACGCCTGCCGTGGCCGCTCAGCCGCCCGACATCCTGCAGAACCACAACCAGTACGAGCTGGGCCTGTGCACGATCTCTGTCCCGGCGGGGTCGGCGGCGGTCACCTCCGCCGACATCACCGACACCCGCACCGATGAGGCCGTCTGCGGCCTCATGCGGGACGGCGTCACCGGCATCCCCACCGAGACACTGCTGGCCCAGTACACCGCCATCCTCACCGCCATGCAGCAGAGCGGCAACGCCCAGCTGCAGCAGCTTGCGGAGAGCATCAAGGCGGTGGATTCCGGCAGCTTCTACACCAAAGAGCAGGCAGACGCCAAGTTCGGCACGCCTTACAGCCTGCCGCCCGCTACGGCAGACCAGCTGGGCGGCGTGAAAGTGGGCGAAGCGCTGGACATCGCCCCGGACGGCACCCTCAGTGCCAAAACGCTCAATGACAAGATCGCTGCCGCCGTGGCGGTAAAGTCGGAGCCCCGGCTGGTGTGGAGCGGAAAAACAACGATTGGGAGTAGAAAAACTCAGACAATTAACGTTCAGGACGGTGTAGATTACGTTAACCTCCGCATGGCCGGTGGCGCAGACGGATTTGATTTTAATCTTACCCCTGGTATGTCATATAAAACTGGCAGTTTTGGCGCGGGAGGTCTCACGGTCACAGTATTATTTTCGGCCGACAAAAAAAGGCTTGAGTGTACCCTTACCAATACGCTGAATACTGTACCGGTTGTATTCACCGGCTACCACTACCCCACCCTTGCCGAACTGCTGACCGAGGCCCAGGCCGCGCAGGACGATGCCGACGCACTGAACCTTGACCAGGACTACCGCCTGACTCTTTTGGAGCTGGGCGTGACCGATGATGAAACAACTGAAACCGCATGACCAGAAAGGAAGAAATACTATGGCACTTTATAACACCTGCAAGCGTATGATCGAGCGTGGCAAGACCGCCGGTATGGCAAAAAAGCTGGATATCTTCTACGCCGCCAACAAGCTGACTGATGAGCAATATGCCGAGCTTACCGAGATGCTGACCGAAAAGACCAGCGCCTGACCGGGCCGGAAAAGGACGAACTAAGGAGGCGTTGCTTTATGATCGAGTTTCCCATCACACTGACATCCGGCGGCAGCGTATGTCTGCCCGGGCACGCCTCGGCGCTGGCGCTGGGCTACGCCAAAAACAAGAGCGTGTACAGCCTGCGCATCACCGCATCCGGCGAGTGGGAGGGCCTGACTATCCGGGCATTTTGGCATGTGCCTGGCGGCAAGGACCCGGCATCCTCGCTGGTGGTGGACGGCTATGTGGCCGTGCCTGCCAGCGTGACCGCCCAACCCGGCAATGGCTGCATCACCTTTGAGGGCTCAGATGGCACCAGGACTGTGACCAGCGCAGACCTGCGGTATCGTGTCAGCGCCAACAGCGGCACGGAGGACGGCAGCATGCCGGAGCCAAACACGCCCGCGTGGGAAGCTCTGGTGGGCACTGTCAAGGACGAGACGAACAAGGCCCAGCAGGCCAAGACCAGCGCTGAGGCAGCCGCAGCCCGGGCAGAGAGCGCCCAGAAAGCGGCAGAATCTGCAAAGGCTGACGCGCTGGATGCCATTGGCACTAGCAAGCAGGACGCTCTGGATGCCGTGCAGCAGGCCCAGAACGGCGCGGTCAAGGCCGTGACCGACACCCAGACCACTGCCACAAAGGCTGTCCAGACTGCCCAGAGCACCGCCACCGGCGCTGTGACCAAAGCACAGACCACGGCCACCGCTGCCGTGGAGAAGAAGGGCGAGGAGGTGCTGGCCACCATCCCGGAGGACTACACCAACATCCTTGCCCGCGTGGCTGCACTCGAATCCCGCGGCTTTGTCGTGGTAAACGGCAAAGTCTGCATGAAATACGCTAAAACCTGAAAGGAGTAAATCTCATGGCTGAATCTATGGTAACTGATCCGATCTATCTGGACGAAACCGCGAAAGCCAACGGTGCAAAGCTGGATCTGCTCAATGCCACCATGCTGGGCGTGTCTGCCTCGCTGGGCGTGCTGGCAAAGGCACAGACCGGCATTTTTGAGGAGATGGATTATAACGCCATCAAGGCCGTTGTGGATGCTGGCAGCGCCCCGATTACCTTCCCCACCGGCACCCAGCTGGTGAACACCTACACGGGCAAGGACGGCAAAGCCTACGACTGCCCGTGGGATGTGGTGCAGCCGGACGATACCGCAGAGGGCGAGAGCGGCGCCACGGTCCCGGCAATGGTGTTGCAGATGCACTATGCAACCTTGTATGACCTGCAGTTTTCTGCTTATCAGGCATTCTATGTGGTGCCTGACGGCGGCCTTGTGGCGGGCACCTACAACGTCAAGATGGGCCTGAACTGGGGCAATAATGTCAAGACCGATACGGTCTATCAGTTCACCCTGACCAAGGCGGCCCCGGCGGGTGCCCGCCTGACCGGCTTCTATAATGCGCCGGACGTTGTGCCTGCCAACTGGAAGGTCTATGTCTACAAGGATCAGCAGAAATCTGAGCTGCTGGAAACCTGCAGCGTGACCGCTGGCAGCGCTGGCACCAATCTCGGCACCTTCCTTGCCAAGGAAAACGGCGATCTGAACGGCCTGCATCCTGTTGGCTATGGCGATAACCGGTGGTGGAAATCCGCGTACCGGCAGTACCTGAACAGTGACGCAGCGGCAGGCGCATGGTGGCAGCCGCAGGATAAGTGGGACATGAAACCCGATCAGGCCGACACCCTGCCCGGCTTCCTGTCCGGCTTCTCTGATGACTTCAAAAGCGCTTTGTCCCGCGTGAAAGTCGTGACCTACGGCAACGGCGTTACCGATGACGGCAGCGCCGTTGTGACCTATGACAAGATTTTCCTACCCTCCCTGCAGGAGATCTATTGCAGTCCGCAGGTGTCCGGTGAGGGCAGCTATTGGCCCTACTGGAAAGAGCGCACCGGCGCAAAGACCCCGCAGGCCCTGTGGCAGACTTATCCCCTGCGCATTACCCGCGATCTGGCACAGCGTACTGTGGGCCGCAATGTGCGGCTGCGCTCTGCGCTTCGTGGCGGCGGCCACAGCGCTTTCGGCGTCGCCAGTTCCGGCAATGTGCACACCTGGAACGGCATCGACGCGCTTCGCAGCGCCCCGGCTTGCAAAATCACCAAATTGGCATAATCACCGGGCAATTCCTTGCCCGGTGAGAAAGTGAGGGCTTTACATGGCAATGCGCAAAGACGAGATCCCGGACAACAAATTTACTTTGCCGCTTGATGCACGGGATCTGGCACTGTACACCAGACAGATCACCAAAAACGCAAAGATCTTTGACCCGGAGATTGACGCGCACCTCCCCGGCCAGCTGCGTGCGACTGCCGATCAGATATATTTTGATATCTTTGAGGCCAACAGCATCCGGGTGGACGGGCCGGAAACCAGAAAGGCCCGGCTTGACCTCCAGAAGCAGGCCGTCCGTCTGTGTACCCGCCTGCTGGCTGAGATGGACATGGCAAAAGTCAGTTTCCATCTCTCCGGCAAGCGGTGCGTTTTCTGGGGCGGTACTGTGCGAGATATCCGGCAGCGCTGCCGGGACTGGCACGAGAATGATGCAAAGCGGTATAAATCGCTTTGACATAAAAAATGGCTGTAGGCTATTGGGCCGCAATGTGCGGCTGCGCTCTGCGAATCGTGGCAACGGCAACAACGCTTTCGACGTCAACAGTTCCGGCAATGTGAACAACTGGAACGGCATCAACGCGAATCGCAGCGCCCCGGATTGGACGGCAGCAAACCCACAAAAGCCTCTGCATAGCATGGGCCGGGCGAAAACTGCCGTGCAAGGAGCCGAGTGCCATGCCTGCCCTCTGGCAGGCGAACAATAGCCGCCGGACGTGGCCACCCTGCGGGGTGTTGACCGCTATCACCCGGCTGCTCCTTGCGAGGAGAACTGAAAAACAGTGCAAGAAGATGAAATAATCGGCTTTGATGCCCTGTATACCTCAATGGGCAAATGCTCCAAAGGCGTGCGCCGCAAGGCTGCCGTGGGCAGATATTGCCTGTTTGGCATGGACGAGATCCTGAGACTCCATCAGGAACTTGTCACAGGCACATACAGGGCACGGCCAACATCAAAAGTCAAAATCACCTATCCAAAGCCCCGCGTGGCGGTGGCTACCAGTTTCCGGGATAGGGTATATCAGCGCTCACTCAATGACAATGCCGTCTATCCGGCCATGTCAAAGGGCTTTATCCGGCACAATGCGGCCTGTCAGACAGGCAAGGGCACTGACTGGGCCCGACAGCAGGTCAAGCTGATGATAGAACGCGAATACCGGCAGCACGGCCCAGACGGCTGGTGTCTGCTGGTAGATATCCGGCACTATTACGATACGATGCCGCACGAGGTGGCAAACCAGCGCTTTGAGCGCAAACTGCCATACAACGTGTATGCCCGTGTGCGTGACGTGCTGGATCGCCAATACACCGGCGAGGCCGGTTATAGTCCGGGCAGCCAGATGGTGCAGTTGGCCGGGATCTCGGTGCCTGACCCCATAGATCACTACATCAAAGAGCGCCTGCGTGCGGACAAGTATGTCCGCTTTATGGATGATAGTTGGATCTGTCACCATAGCAGGGAGCAGCTGGTGGAGTGGCGGGAGGCCATCCGGGCCCGGTATGCTACCGAGGGAATGGAACTACACCCGACCAAGACTAAAATAGTCCGGCTGCGGGATGGTTTCCGTTTTCTCGGCTTTATCTACCGCCTGACACCGGAGGGCAAGGTCATAATGACCGTTGACCCGCAAAACGTTAAGGCAGAGCGGAAACGCCTGTACAGGCTGGCCCAGCTTATCAAGGCGGGCGAAAAGCCCGTCACCGCTCTGCGCGAACAGTATAAATCATGGAAAGTCCATGCCGCAAAAGGCAACTCCAAGCAGCTGCTGCAGCGCATGGATAAATACGTTAAATCTCTTTTGGAGGGGATAACATGAAAATTCTTCACAAGCCCGGCAGCATTCAGGCCGCGACTGAGGACGAAAACCGGGACGCAGATCTGGCACAGATTGCGTCTATGGTGGATTTTCTGTGCATTCTGGCCGATGTCCCGACCGAGGACGAGGCTACCAACACCGAGGAGGGCATGAGCAATGAATGAGAATCACAGCGCAGCCTTTGACAAGGCAAAGAAAGAGTACGAGGCAGGCCGGTGGTCTAAGGCCATGCTCAAAATTTTGGTGCAGCGCAAGCCCCAGCGCCTGACTGAGGCCGAATATACCGAGATCACCGGTGAGCAGTATGCTGGAACTTGAGTTGATCGACCTGCTGACCTCCACGCTGCACAGGCTGCTTGATATCGTCCACCGACAAAACACACAACTCCACCAGCTGGGCGGCGTTGCGTGCGAGGAAGAGCTGGAAGATATTGAGTTGACCTGTGAGGCCGTGGGGCTGGATGCCCATGATGGGCAGGAGGACAAAGACAATGGCAACTAAACAGTATTCCCTTGCAAAGGATGGCGCCAAGCAGCTGGCACCGGGCTTCCGTGTCCGGGAGTTCCGGTGCCGGGACGGCTCCGACACCATCATGATCGACCAGACCCTCGCGGTGCTGCTGCAGGCCATCCGGGAGCATTTTAACAAGCCCATCACGATCACCAGCGGCTACCGCACCGCTGCTCACAACAAATCCGTGGGCGGGGCCAAGAGCAGCCAGCACCTGCTGGGCAAGGCAGCGGACATCCAGGTGGCGGACACCACCGTGGAGGCCGTGGCCGCATACGCCGAGAGCCTGATGCCGGACTGGGGCGGCGTGGGCCGCTACCCGGTCAAGGCAGGCCGCACCAAAGGCTGGGTACATGTGGACACCCGGCCCAACAAAAGCAGATGGACGCAGTAAGGGGGTGATACCAATGGAGAGCATCATCTCAGCTATCCTTGCCGGTGCCGTGACCCTGATCGGAGTGCTGATCGCCAACAGCCGCAGTCAGGCCGTGACCGACACCAAGCTGGAAGAGCTGACCCGCGAGGTGCGCGAGCACAACAATTTCGCCCGCCGCGTACCCATTTTGGAAGAGCAGATGAAGGTGGCCAACCACCGCATCTCTGATCTGGAAGCAAACGAACACGAAAGAGAAAGGAACTAACTATGAACACAAAGACCTACACCGCACCCACCATCTCCGCCGGTACCATCGCCCGCACCGCCTGCCTGCTGCTGGCCCTGACCAACCAGATCCTCAGCGCCTGCGGCAAGCCTGTGCTGCCCATCGAGAGCACCACCGTGGAGCAGCTGGTGACCGCTGGCATCACCACCGTGGCGGCGCTGATTGCGTGGTGGAAGAACAACAGCTTCACCACCGCCGCGCTGGAGGCCGACAAGACCTATGACCGGCTGAAGAGCCAGATCGGCAAGTAA